GCAAACCAGCATCATGCCGACCTGCATTTCCCATCCGCGCGTTGCGCCTGATGGCGCTGGTTCTAACTCTGGCAGCGGCTCTGACACCGGAACCAGCTTCTCAGCCAGCACTTCGCCGTTACCCCACGCAATATAGCCGTGAACGAACGAGAACGGATTGGCGGCCCACAGGCTGCCGTCTTCTACTTCGGTCTGGTCAGCACCGAAAACCCAATGGCCTGTCTTGTCCATCTTCAAGATGACTGTGCCGCCCGGCCCGACTTCGGACTGGATGGAGCGCAGCGCACCGGAGAGAGATTGGACGGATGGCAAACCAGCGCCACCAAAAGTTGTGATATTCGACATTGTATTGTACCTTTTCTGTTACTGGATTTTAGACATAGCTTTGGTAAGCGTCTGCCCGATTTGCAAAACCGCTGGCCGGGGATCATTTTCCGGCGCAAGGGTAGAGCCTGTGGAGACAGCGACAACTAAGTCCGCTGGCAATTCTATTTTGGCTTTCTTCAAAGCCTTTTCCGCTTGGGCTGGTGACAGCGGCTTGGGGTCGCCCCATGCTTCTACACCAACACCTGTCAGGAAGGCTACAGCCTTATCCTCATTTGTCCACTGTCTTGTGGCGCGTTTGTTGACCAGCTTCCAGCCGGGGACTTTACGGCCTTCTTCCAGAAGCCCGTGCGCCATCTGCTGCAAGTCCTTGATGAACGCTTCAATCAGCGGCGCCTGCTCCAGATAGTGTGCAATCTGGTCAATCGGCAGCGCGTCAATCTTGGCTTTCAGCGCGCGGTCTACAGCGCCTGTCATGACAGGGCAGATGGGCTTGGCCGCGCACCACTTGCAATGGTCGCCTGACGCCAACGGCGCGTCTGGCCGCGCAGCAATCTTGACGGCAGCGGCAAGTTCTTGCTCAAACGCGTCAACGCGGGCTAGCGTTGTCACCCACCGCTTAACGAACGGTGGTTGTACAATGATTAGTTCGACTTCTTTTGCGCCTTCAAAAGCCCAAGCCGTATCCGCCGTGCGTTTAGCCGCCGCAGCGTAGAAGAGTAATTGGCTGTTCTCTTCGACTTCGACAGCCACGCCATCGCCGAACTTCCAATCCAGAACGACCGCTCTATCACCAATGCGACCAAGAAGATCGGTAGAACCAAAAACGTCAGGCAGAAAATCACCAAAACCAACCCTGCTTTCGACTGCATAAACCAACTCCCCTGTAGGGTCTATCTCGTCCAGCGCGCGCAGCGCCGGTATCAGCTTGTCATCGACCAGTGCTTCAGTAAGTACGCTATCAGCGTATTTTGTGCCGACCATGTCGTAAGGGTCAAGGTCACGCTCTAATATAGTTGCTATAGTGTCATGCAGGAGCGTGCCTTCGTCGGCGTAGCTGCTGCTAGGCTTTGGTGGAACGCTGTCCACCAGCGCCACGCTGCCGGGGCAGGCGATGACGCGTTTGGCGGTCGAACCGCCGACTATCTTACTGTGTTGCATATCGTACCTCACTCTACTGTTTGAACGGCCAATATACATACAACAAAATATGATGCAAGGGCTTTAAACGCAAAAAATTTTGTGGTAGCCCCCTTTTATGACTGAGAAAGAGATAGAGCGGTATTTCTGTAAACGTGTGCGGGCGGCGGGCGGTTTTGCCTATAAGTTCCGCAGCATTACGCAGATTGGCGTTGCCGACCGCATCGCCTGTATGCCCAACGGTGAATGCTGGTTCATTGAGCTTAAAAAAGCTGGTGGGCGTCTGTCTGCGTTGCAGCGTATCTTTTCTGATGAGATGACGCACACCAAGCAGCACTACGCCTGCCTGTGGTCAAAGGACGAGGTGGACGAATGGCTCAAACGCTTCAGCTAAGAGATTATCAGCAGCAGGCGGCGACGTTCCTGTACGAGCGCGACCGCGCCATGATTCTTGCGCCTGTCGGCGCGGGCAAGACCGCCATCACCCTGACGGCGATGGACGAGATGCTGCGCGGCGGCCATGTCAAACGCTGGCTGGTCGTAGCGCCGAAGCGCGTCTGCACGGACGTGTGGCCTGTCGAAGCACCGAAGTGGTCTGGCGTCGCTCCTGCGCTGGCTGTCGGCACGCCAGCGCAAAGGGTGGATGCGTTGCGGAGCGACGCCAGTGTCGTCGTCATTAACTATGACAACCTAGATAAGCTAGAGGATTTATCGGGCTTTGATGGAATTGTATTCGACGAACTGACGCGGCTGAAGAACCCCAGCGGCAAACGCTTCAAGGCGCTGGACAAGCTGCTGGCTAACGTCAAGGTGCGCTGGGGTCTGACAGGCTCGTTCACGTCGAACGGGCTGGAGGATGTCTTCGGCCAGTGCAAGATCATCGACCAAGGGCTGCTGGGCCGCGCCAAGGGCGCGTTCATGCAGCAGTATTTCATCTGCACCAACCGCGACTTCGGCCAGTGGGTTCCCGCCGCCGGCGCGCTGGAGCAAGTCATGCAGCGCATCCGCCCTGCGACGTTCGTGCTGGAGCCGGGCGAGTACAAGGACAAGCTGCCGCCGTGCCACGTCACGGAAGTGCGCGTCGCGCTGGACGACCGCAAGCCATATGAAAAGATGAAGCGCGAATATGTCGTGCGCTTCGGCGACGACCAGATCGTAGCGCAGAACGCAGCGTCGGTGACAACCAAGCTGCAACAGATGGCGTCAGGCTTTGTCTACAACCGCGACGCTGGCACGCCGTCCATCTGGTTCAGCAGCCACAAGTTTGACCGGCTGGAAGAACTGCTGGCGGAGAACCAGCGGGCCAACACCATCGTCGCGTACACCTATCAGGAAGAGTTGGCAGAACTGAAGCGCCGCTTCCCGCACGCAAAGACGATGGACGACGACAACGTCATCGAACACTGGAACGCAGGGCAGGTCGAATTGCTGTTGGCCCACCCTAAGTCGGCAGGCCACGGCCTGAACCTACAGCATGGCGGCTGCCACATGGTGTTCCTGTCGCTGCCTTGGTCGCTGGAACTGTACGAGCAGACGGTCGGGCGCCTGCACCGCAGCGGCCAGACGAAAGATGTCTGGGTCTATGTGATGTTAACCGAAAAGAGTATTGATGAACGCATATGGGCGGCGCTGCACGACAAGCGTGCGGTGTCCGACATAGCCTTGGAAGAGTTAAAATGTTGACACAACAATATGTTTCAGATTTGTTTAGTTACCGCGAAGGAAAGCTATTTTGGCGCGTTAGCCGGTCGCATAAAATCCGCGTAGGCGACGAAGCGGGGTATACCCGAAAAGATAATGGCCGGCGGATCGTAAGCGTTGACGGGAAACTAATGTACACCCACAGATTAGTGTTTCTGCTGCACAACGGTTGGCTTCCTGACGAGATAGATCATAAAGATAACGATGCGTCTAACAACCGAATTGAAAACCTACGTGCCGCTACGCGCGCAGAAAATCAATGGAACACACGAAAACGTACCGACAACACTTCCGGCGTAAAAAATGTTGTGTGGTATGCGCCGACTAAGCGTTGGACCGCGCAAATCCGCGTAAACGGTCAGCGTAAAAGACTAGGGTATTTTCGTAATATAGAGGACGCTGCCGCCGCCATAGATGCAGCGCAGAAAACTATGCACGGCGCATTTGCAAACACTGGAGAATTAAAAAATGAGTAAACTAAACTGGCGGTCGATGATCGCCGTGCTGTCCGACCTTACGGAAGAACAGCTAAAGGACGCGCTGGACGCGGAACTGAAGACGCACAAGCGCCCAGCCATCGCGCGGCGGTTGCATCAGCGTTACTCTGCGATGCGGACAGCGCGAGAGCGCGTCGAAATTATGAAGGGGCTGAAGAAATGATAGACGACAAGAGCGACGCTGGATCGTGGGCAGAAGCTATGGCGTTCAAGGACGCGGTCAACCCCGACCATTACAAGCGCGGCGGGATTGAAGCTATCGACTACATTCAGGCGAAGCTGACGCCAGAAGAGTTCGACGGATACTGTCTTGGGAATATGCTGAAATACTTGAGCCGCTTAGGCCATAAGGACGAAGCGGCTCAAGAGATGCGTAAAGCTATTTGGTACGGTGAGCGTTGGTTACGGGCGAGGGACACTCGCACGCAAGAACGCTAGAGCGCCTGCGGTAAAGGCAGCGTTAGCCGCCGTCATCAAGTCAGTGTCGCCGACCAGATAGCTGGCGGCGGCGGAGAGAACGCCCAGCGCAGCCAGAACGTATGTGCGATAACCTTTAAGCATATTAGTTTCCTTTGCATTTATCGCCGTGCCACCGAGCGTACATACCCGGCGTCACGGATTTCCCACATTGGGGGCATTCAGTGCGTTTACGCTGCAAAGCGAGTTTAGATACTAACGCACGGAATTCAGGTTTACTTTGATAACCTTCTTTTCGTTCCCGCTGGTTTTCTTCTTGCGGGATGAACCGGCAATTATCTTTAGTGTACGAGCCACTATCGTCGTAGCGGGCCAAATGATATTGACCGCGGCGCAAGCCAATCATGCTAGGGCGCAAACCGGCTGCGGCTTGCATATCTAAGTACGCGTCAAAAGTTAAATCTGACTGCGGCTGCCTTACATATAGTTTGCGCCACGCATCCTTAGCGCGGTATATCTCCGACACAGCCCATCCACGCTGCTGCGCTAAAGATACGCGGTCAATCATGGATAGTTTGCACGCGGAAGTTCAAAATGAGGCCCGTCGGGAAAAGACCGGCTTAGATTTTTAGCGGTGATTGGGCCTTCAAGCGACGACAACAGCTTCCATGTGCCGCCCCAGCGCACAGGGACTTTTTCGGTCAAAGACGCCGCCCGCATAATTTCGCCTAGCTTCAAATACAAACCCCAATCCCAGCGGACGGAATTATCAACCATTGCGCCTAAATCGACGGCGTGTCCTGTAATGTGACGCGAGTTCATCGTCTTTGATGCGCCTTGGGCTACCAACTGCGTCTGGCGCGCGACGGTACGCAAGCCTTCTAGCACCGTGAAGTCAAGGTCCGACATTGCAGCCGCCTTCTTGACGACGCGGACAAGGTCTGGATGCACGCCCTCAAGCCGCGACAGTGACCGCGTGCCAAGGACGATACTCATTTCACGCCTAGCAACGCCAGCAATATGCCGACCAGCAATATGATGATTGTACCGGCGGCGCCCATGCCGACGCTCTCCAGACGCTTCAGGCGCGCGCAGATACTGTCGTACCTGAACGCGCAGACCTGTTCGTGCGTGTTTAGTTGTGCTTGGGTCTGGTCGATAGAAGTCATGGGTTAGCGTCTCATATTGTTGCGTGATACTCTGCCGTATATAGGCACGGCGTAGCCTTCTGAAAAATCAATATCTATCAGCGGTTCACCGGAGTCAGGGTCTATTTCAGGAAAGCCGTATTGCGATCCAAGTGTAGGGGACGGCCCAAACTGTTGCGCCATGACGTTACGCAGACCAGCCGGCACGCGGCTAACACCCTCGGATACTATCTGGCGCGTTGGAAAAGTGTTGATAAGTTCGCCCATACGCGGCGCAGACACAAACGCATCAACAAGTTCTTTTTCTACCCGCGGCGCAAGGTAGCCGGTTTGCGCTCGGCGAGCGCCTTCAGCCGCTACAGCGATAGGGGCTGCTGGCGTGTTCATCAGGTACCCAAAACCGCGCGTTAAAAAGTTAGGTGTCTCGCGCAGCATAACCTTACCGGCGGCGCCGATCCCTTCACGGCGTAAACCTTCTATCGTGTTAAGTCTTTCTAACTCGTCAGCAGTCATTTTAAGTGCGTTTAAACGTCTAGGATCGCCAGCAAATGCGCCCGCAATCGTTTCGTTTTCTGCGGCGCCGCCCATAATTTTAGAGACTGCCTTTGGATCGTTACCGCCGACCAGTCTTAAAAAATCAGCGCCCGTTTCCGGCGAGGCTTCATACCGGCGGAACGCTTCACCCGCTAGTTGCTGACGGTTAACGGCGGCGTAGCCGCGTTCCGACCGCTGTAAAAACTCATCTACAAGATCGCCGGCGCCGCCGCGGCGCAGCGTATCGTCAATCAGCGAACGGAGTTCTAACACGGTTCCTTGCGCTGCTTCAGGTGTACCTGTGCGAGATGGAACGCCGCCCATTTGCATGGACAGTTTGTTGACAATGTTGTTGATACCTGAGCGGCGAATTTTACCCAACGCTTTTGGGTTGAGCATACCGTTTGCATCGGTGGCTTTTTCAAGCTGTCTGATGACACCTTTTATCGCGCCTTCTTCTACCGAACCGCGCAGAATTTCGGGGTCTGCCATTTTGCGTTGCAGCGAGACTATAAGATCAGCAGCGCGCATAGGCCGTATGCCTTCAGCAGCCAAGCTGTCAACTTCATCAAATATATCGCCGGCGCGTTCGCGGGCAGTTATGGCTGTCAACCCAGCCTTTTCGCCGCGTTGCGTCATGGCACCCGCAATACCGCGTTGACGGTTAATCGCTTCCGCCGCAAAAGGATCACCTAAATCGTCCATCTGGCCCAGCCGCGTTTCAGCGCCTATGGCTCCCTCAGTCATGCGGCGGTTAAGACCTGACTGCTGCGCGGCCAGCCTTTCTAAATCGGCGGCTTCACCTAATTTAGCTGGAACAAACTCGCTGGCGTAGCCGGCGCGGCGATACATTTCTTCGCGTAATGGCGCTACATCTTCAGTAACCGCTGCCCGTTCGCCGCGCACCGCAGCGCGTATATCTTCCATTGTACCGCCGCCAGCGGCTTCAGCCAGACGAGTTTTGCGCGCTCCAGCTTCGCTTTTTAGTTTACGGCCCATGACATTGGCGCCGGTTTCAGTCTGTTCTTGCGCTAACTTACCAATGCCGAACACCGCGCGCGGCTCAATGTTAACGTCCACAAGAAACTGCTCGGCCATGCGCTGATCGTCCGGCGATAGCTTTGCAAACTCCGCGCGGGCTGCGTCAAGGTTATCTGCAAAGGCGCGGCGTAAGATTTCAGCAGCTTTACCTTTAGCCATAGTGAAACCGGGACGAAAAAAATCAACCACGGGGCTGCCAAGGCGCTTCAGCACGTTAAGCACGACGGGAAGGCCAGCACCATACCCCGCACCCTCTAAAACATCTTGGTCCATCAACGCTGCGGTAGCACCGCCGGAGATGGCGCCGCCGGCGACGCGCTCACCTAGTTGTTTTGCCCGCTGAAGACGGGTAAGTTTGGCTGACTGCGCGGCGGTACGTCCCCCACCTACGCCGCCGGAAGCTGTAGCTTTAGCAATGCGCGCTAACGCGTTACCCACCACAGGCGCTTTTTGCAGTACCGGTGCAGCCATACTAGCGGCGCGAGTAACCCCCGCAACTGGGCCTACCATGCGTCCGATTTCGCGGGCGACGGGGCGCGGCTGCGTGGTCAACTTCCGCGCTACCGTATCAACCGCGCGCTGGCGCTGCCCTTGCGCTTGTTTCACAGCCTTCTCGCCAAAAATCAAACGTGATATGGGGTCTGTAATCATGGCAGCGGCGTTGTACGCGCCTTCAGGGATGCCAATCAGGGCTTCGTTAATGACATCTAACGTAGTGTCTATTGCACCGATACCTGTGCCGCGGTTACGCGGTGCCGCCTTTTTGGGTGGGGAGATAAAATTTATGATCTCAGTAGGCTTATAGCCACTGTCTACCGCATCCTTAACTTTAGGATCGGTGGCCGCTAAGTACGCAATGATTTCCGCGTCAGTATACCCGTTTCGGCGGGCCTCGCGGATTTTCAATTTATAGTCTACAGGTGCCATAAATAAATACCCTTAACCGCCAAAAATATTTTCAAGGGACTTAGCTCTTGTGGGTGTTTGCGGAGACGATTTATATTTCGGCGCTACAGGTTTAATTTTTAAACGAAGTTCAGGCGCTTCCTTTATGACTTCGCGGTATACATCGCCGTATTTTTGCAGTGCTTGTTCGCGCGCGCGGTACAACACGTCGCGCAAACGCTGCATTTCAATTTCCTGTTTGCGCTCGGTACCTGTCTGCGTCAGCTTGGTGGCCGCTTGTACAGCTACCGCTAAATCGCGGTCGGACACGACACCCTGCGGAGATGCGCCAGTTTCGGTTTGCGCCCTATCGTCGATAAGTTTTTGAAGGACTTGGTTGCTAGTGATGTAATCGTAAAGTGCCTGTGCGTCGGCGCGCGTTTCGGACTGAAGGGCGCGCGGTATGCGGCCTTCAATAGCACCAATAATGCTGTTTCGGGAACCCGAACGCAAAAATTCGTCGATTGCCTCAATACGACCTGTAAGGTTGTTCACCAACACCTGCGTTTCAGACAACGCGCGCGGCATTTCACCGCGCAAATTTTCCAGCCGTTTTGCGCGTTCTGTGCCTGCTACAATGCGCGGCTCAGTACCGACCTTAACATTTTCCGACCCGGCAGTTTCAGCCGCTCTCTGGCTACCTAACACTTGGGGTGCAACATTCGCGCTTGGCGGCGTCGGTGTTTTTAATATGAGAGGTTGCCCTGCGCCTAACTGCGTCTGGCGCATCATCGGCTGGCCTCCTAAGTCAGCGTTTGAAATTTGCGGTGCCGGGCCACGAAAATCAGCAAATCCTGCCTGTGGTCTTTGTACAGGGTTAGCCGCAAACGATTGCTGCTGGCCCATTGCGCTGTCCGCCAGCGACGGTGCATCCGCTTGCAGCGTGATTTTGGCTTGCCGAAAGGCGTCCATGAGCGCCTGCTTATTTTGCGGGGGTTGGGATGCTAAAAGCTGGTCAAAGTCCACTTGCGCCATAACGCCTGTCTGGAACGCAGAGTCCACAATGCGCGACATTACGTCGGGTGTCATCTGCGCAGCCATACCGCCGCGGGTAAAGGATGCTGGCGTGTTCGACATACCTAGTTCGCTTTGCAGGTTACGCAAATCCTCTTGTTGATACGCGTTTAGAGGCCGCTCCGCGTCAGTGCCAAAGGTCATCGGCGCGTCGGACGCCGCCGACGGCGAACGATCCATAGCGGATGCCGGCGGCGTTGTTGGTGTTGCGCGGGGTGGTGCGGTAGCTGCACCCTGCGCGCGCCCAGTATTAAGAAGTTCGCCGCCGGGCGCCATCCCGCCAACAGTAACGCTTACTCCTTGGTTATCAGGTGTAAGCTGCAAGCTGGCAACAGGCGTTGCGATAGTTTTTTCGATTTCTTTTTCGGATGTAAGCATAAGCCGGTTCCGCGTATTGCGGTCCCATGTAGATGCCGGAGGTAAAAACTTATCGAAGCCCGGCACACGCGCCACTAGATCGGCGCGCACTGCTTCTGCCGCGGTAACATCACCCTCCGCTATGTCTCCAACGGCTTCGCGGAATATGCTTAACGCCTGAACTATATTGTCTTGCTGCGCTTTTGTTAACGCTGGCCCTTGCAATGCCGCTGCACGCGCTTCTTGCGCTTTGTTGATGTCCATCGTCTGCTGTGCCAGCGCGGTCTGCCGCTCCGCCGCTTCCTGCTGGCGCGCCATGTTCATCATGTTCACAAACTGCGCCGTGCGCCGCGACGGGTCGGGAAGCTGCGGACTACGTGCTTGCAAAGCTATCATCTGGTTTGGCATATTTATTATCCGTCGTCTGAAATAGGAGTATAAGGACCGCCGCGGCTACCGCCGGCGGAACCGCGGTTGTAGTAGCCCATTATTGCCTTGTTCATAGGTGCGTTAGAGGCGTAACCCCCTATCTGGCCTAACGCGTTTGTCAACGCGTTAGCAGACCCGATATATCCAGACGCGCGGGCTTGTCCTGCGTTGTACAGGTTCGATGCTTGGTTCTGACCCATCTGCCCTGCGGCGCTAGTCATCACGTTGGTTGCGGACTGACCAGCACCCATCAATGACTGAAGCGGATTAAGACGTGCTGACCGCTCGACTTGATAGCGGTTAAATGCGTTCTGATACTCTTGGCTTGCCAAGTCCTGACCAAAACGCTGGATGCCCTTCAGAGTGCTGCCCGACATGAGATTGCCGCGCGCTGCTGCCGACCGTTCCAGCGCCTTCATACCTTCCGCTTGGCGGAACGCATAGCCGGGGTCTTGCTGGAATTGATCCGTACCAAAGGCTTTCGCCATGCTGCCGTAGCCAGCGGCGGTCTTGTCACCGCCGATGCCCAGCAACTGCATGATCTGGTCTTGCGCGGTAATACCGCCCTGACGAAATGGCTCTTGCAATTCAACTTGCCGCTGGAACATACGCTCCTGTGCAGCGTTAGCATCTTGCGCCGCTTGGACTTGCGCCTTTGACGCCTTTTTAGACGCTTTGCTAGAGATTACAGCGCCGCCAACTGCGGCTGCTGCGGTTACTGCTGCTGCGACCATGTCAGTCTCCGATCCATTTCGTGTAGTACATCTCTACAGGTTCCATCTTTAAAAACTCAAACAGCCTAGATGCGTCTTTATGCATTTTGGAGCCGTAAAAAATTCTGTGTACGCCGCGCCTTCTAGCATCTTTTTCGACGGCGCGAAAGAGTTTCACGCCAGCAAATCCACCACGCACATCAGGGTGCGTCCAGAAGATGTCCATCGTCAGCGTCAGGCACGTCTTATAGTGCAGCCCCGGCGCAATAAAACCAATAAAATAGCCGACTAATCGGCCTGTGTCGCGCAGCGTAACGAGCAGCAACTGCCCTGCGTCGTCGCGCGCTTCGTATACATCGTACTGCGGCGCAAGCGGAACCTTATCTTTGTTCAGCGCCAACTCTTCCCAGTGATGGTCGTAGCACGCCATTAACTCCGGTAGGCAGTCCATGTAAGGCTCGACTTGTGCCGTAATCATTATGCGCTCCTGATGTCCACTATGCAGACAATCCTATCATCGGCGCTGTTATTTACAACAGAATGTTTTACACGATTGTTTACCCACCAGACTTCGCCGGTGCGAAAACCTGCTGTCTCATCTTCGCAATGGAACAGCGCGCCGGGCAGTGACTGAAGCGCAATCTGATAGCGGGTGTAAAACTCAGCCGGCGCGCCATGATCGACGTGCGGCGTTATCTGACCGCCGGGCGGCAGCTTGGTCACGATGCAGCGGCCCAACTGCACACCGTTGACGCGGTGCATAAGGTCTAGCACCAAGCGGCGCAGCGACGGCAACTGCGTCCACGCAGGGTACGGCACAGTCTGGATGTCATTGATAACCGCGGTCGGGTCTTGCGGTATCTCGTTAAACCAAAGCCAGATGTCGCTGACGTCGGCGTGTGCCGTGTCAGGGTGTTGCGTCCGCAGCGGGTTCTGGTTCCATAGGTCTGGCTGCGTCGCCAACTCCCGCATAACGGGAATGACGTCTATGTTATCAGCCAGACATAGAAAGTGCTGCATTAGCTAACCAGACGGCCTGACGCGCGGATGTTGATGGCCGACGCCGTGCCAGCGATGGTGCTGATGAAACCATTGTTAGGCAGCACATGGCCGACCAGTTCAGGAAAGGTGTAAGTCTCAGACGGCTGAAGCGTTTTGGTCTTGACAATCAAGTTATCGTTACCGGCGCTGCCCGCAGCCGTGACAAGGTTGACGCTGATCGTCGCAGCCGAAACGCTGTAATTCGTCGCGGTAAACTTGTCGATGATCGTCTGCACGCCGTTCGACGTGTACTGCGTTGTCTGCGTATTCTCCGCCGTCTTAGCGGGGATGATGTTACTGATAGATACGGCCATTGGTCAATCCTTATATCGAAGTAATTGTTTGCCAAGCCGTACCACTATATACACAGGCTTTAGCTAATGTAGTATCAAATACCATAAGACCAGCGGCAGGGCTAGATATAGCGTTCTTTTGAACTGTTGTCATGTTGGGAAGGCGAAAGCCTTTAGTCGTAGACTGCGCGTCCAAAATTGCAGAAGCGTTAGCTGTAGCCCCAATACCAACATTGCCGCTGGCGTCGATACGCATACGTTCCGCAAAGCCATCCGCGCCATCTCCTGTGTTAAATCGTATTGATCCAACGTCTGTGCCTTCTAGCACGCCATCAATGCGGGCAACTTTTTCAGCAGTTACGGCACTCAGCCATTTTATGTAGCTGCCATCGCCGACGCCGCCAGCAGCGGTTGACAATGCAATACCCGAAGTTATCCCAGTCCCACTAGAACGATATATTTGCAACAAATCCGCAGGGCTATTTGTGCCGATCCCTACGTTGCCGCTGGTATCAATCCGCACACGCTCCGCCGCGCCAGTGTAAAAAGTCATTGGGACGTAAGCAGCAGCGCCGCGAATACTAGATGTAATGCGCGCGTCGTTACCGCCGACTATATCTATTGCCATAGTTTGGCCGCTAGCAATGGCGGAGTCGCTTTCAACTTTTAAGCCTGCTACGGTGCTAGTGCCGTTTGGTATAATATGGACGTTAGTGTTGGTGTTGAGTGTGGTAGTTTGGAAAGCAAGTCGGTTAGTTAGTGTGCCGTTTGACATATCCGCAAGAATACGTTGGCCAGTGCTGCTAAACCGCAAGTCTCCTGAACCAACCTCTAGTTTACTTGTTGGCGTAGCTGTACCAATCCCTAATCGGTTGTTAGTGTCATCCCAAAATAGGTTGGCGTTATCCTGCGTATATACGCCAGAAGCGCCAGCAAACACAACGGAGCCAGCGGTAAAGGCAGTGGCCGTGCCTGTGCCGCCGTTCGCTGCGGGCAGCGTCCCCGTGACTTGTGATGTAAGATTGACATTCGATAGTGTGCCGCCAAGCGTAAGCGATCCTGTAGACGTTACCGTTCCTGTAAGCGTAATGCCGTTGACTGTGCCAGTGCCGCTGACGCTGGTGACTGTGCCTGAACCCTTGTTATTAAACGTAGTCCAATCGGTACTGGTAAGGTATCCGTTAACCGATGTTGTTGCGGCAGGCATACTAATGGCGGGTGTCGTGCCGCCGCTAGATACAACAGGTGAAGTTCCAGTTACGCTGGTGACTGTGCCTGACGCGCCGGTCAAAACGCCACCTGACAGCGTTAGACCACCAGCTACGCTAATCTCTTCGGCTGCGCCTGTGCTGGCAGTAGTGCGCCCCAATAGACGGCTGGTAGACATCGTAAGGCCATTGGCCGAAGCATAGGCGCTAGGGGCGACATAGTCAGTCGCAGCGACCGCTGCCGACAGCGCAGTTCCGTTACCCTTTATCAGACCTGTAACCGAAGTGGATAGAGTGATTGCAGGAGTTGTTGTAGGGTTAGCAACCGTTCCTGCGAATCCATTTGCCGACACAACTGAAATGCTTGTGACCGTTCCAGAACCAGCCGTAGACGCAATCGTAATTGAACCAGCGCCATTGGTTATATTGATATTTGATCCGGCAATAAGCGTGGCTTTGGTTAGTGTATTGCCAATCGTGTTGCCAATTAGAAGTTCGCCATCAACGTAAGATGTTTGTCCCGTACCGCCACTAGCTACAGCCAACGTGCCGCCAAGCGTAAGTGTGCCGCTTGTCGTAATTGGCGAACCTGTAAAGGTCAGTCCTGTTGCGCCGCCAGATGCAGCTACCGAAGTGACAGTGCCGCCAAGGTCAGGCGGCGTCACACCAAAAGCATTTTGCAGACTGTTTAGGCTGCTTTCTAGGCTTGCCACCATGCCATCTGACGTAACTTCGGTCGCTTGCGTAGCTGTTGCCAGCATGGCGTCGTAGGTAGCTAACAGCGACGCTGTGTCCACCCCCAGCGTAACTTCTTCTTGGTTAGCCTGCGTAGCCGTCAACAACGATAAAAAGAACCTATACCATTCACGGCTGATTGCCCCCGACCGCTCATCAATTAAAGCGACGCGCGGCGGCGTAAGGTTAGTTGGATTGATTGGCGCTAGAGCCATTAGGCCCGTGTCCCTGACAGCAATAGTTCAGCGCCCATGATATAAATCCGTACAGGGTCTGTGCCAGACACTTCGTAAACGCGGTCACGTATTTTCATCGTTGCGCCAAGACGCCGCCAGATTGTACGTTTGCCAAACTTACCTATCGCGCCCATTGATTTCCAATGCTCGTTAGACCACGTATGGCCGCCGTCATCGGAAAAGCGCAGCATAACTTGCGGATCGCTGCCTTGACCCGTAACAAGTCCTACACCTGTTTCGCAGTCAAGCTGCATTGAGTGTTGGATAGTACGTGCAAGGTTGTTGGCGCCTGTGGGCAACGCCCGCCACGACCGCAGCCATTTCTGCGGTGCACCATCATCCGCGTACACGTTTAGGTCAAACGCATAAATTTTGCCGTTTTCGTAGTCGCCGACAACAGTGGTGTTATTGAAGAACATTTGATTATCGGCGCGGTGGCGGTTAAAATCGCCGTCAGTAAATGACGCGCGCTCATGCCATGCGCCGGTAGCGACATCGTACACCCATGTTGTGTCAGCGGTCGGGAAGTTTAGAACGTAGAAGCTGTGGCCGTCCTGCTGATACGTGTAGCCGGTCGCGTCTGAGATGTCAGCGTATTCTTGCATCTGCCATTCGATAGCGTGTGTAGACACGCGCTGACCGATGTAGCCCGCGGCCCTGTAGACGATCCCTTGACCGCGTGCGTCCTTACCCAGCCAATAGACTTGGTTGTCCATCTTAGCGATGCTGTATGGGGCGGCGCAGCCTAACTCGTTAAACGCACCTTGAATACGAGTTAGGGGAAAGTCGAGAAGCCCTGCGTCGTACCAGACTTCGGTTGAGTTTGACCCAAACACCCATACTTCGCGGTGGTCCACAAAGATGGCGACCACATTGTCAGGATTGCCTTCGGCACTGGAAAACTCTAGTGGGTCAACGCTTGTCCCATCCAATAGCTGCGTAACCCAGATTTTCTGGCTGTTTGGTTCGTTGAATGTGAAATAGCCGTCGATGTATCCGACCGTACCCGCGCCGGGGAAGTCAGGATCGGTGATCTGCTGGAACACATCAGTGCTGGCGTTGTAAATGTAGCTTTGCGGGTTGGCGGCTATAAATAGCTGTGTACCATTGTCAGCCATGCTAACAGGGCCAGAACCGCCCACACTACCTTTAGCATACGCGTTCCAGTTGCTGTCTATCTGGTACAATATGTTACCTGATACGGCATAGCCATAGTTGCCATACGTCCACAAGCCCCGAATGGGGCCAGTGCCAATAGTGGCTATTGCGGTCAACCCCGGCGCGCGCTGAAGAAAGGCAGGCTCTTTGCCGCCCTCCGGTACGATCTCCGGAAAAAGGTTCACCATTCGGTTGTCTGCGGCGTTGACGCTTCTTGCGACATACGCCGATCCCAAGATCGGCGTTTTCATTAGTAGTTACCCGCGAAGATGTTGAACCGCTGACGCGTTGCCACAAGGCTGTACGGCATGGACATGATGTCGTCAGGGTTGTTGATGCGCTTCAGGTTGCGTTTCGATGCCATAGCCAGACGCGACACTTGCGGCGACGGCTCAACGCCAAACTCAGGTGCCATCTCGCACGCCAAGTTGTAACGGAACGCACGCAGATAGCCGGGCGGGAAATGCAGTGTGGTCGCCAGCGTTGCTGGCTGGGTCAGTTCTTCGACCGAAATAAAGTGCCATTCCAGTTCGCGCGTAGGGCGCGGGTAGATGTACATTTCAATGTCGGGGAACGTCATGTTGACGAAGATAACCTGCGGGTAGGTGGACGTCACGGTCTTGACCGCGATGCCATTATACTGCTGCTGGTTAATAAATTTGATGCCGTAGCTGACGCCAGTGCCGGGATCGCGGAAGTATGTCGAGTCCTCAAGCAGCACAGGGCGGTTGCCGGAGAAGTTGCCGGAAGGGCCAAGCGTGCGCGACAACTGGCCGGCAGGCCACATGAATATCTGGTCTTGCGTTGCGTAGACCGCGAGGCGCTCAGTGTTCCAACTATCGATCATCTGTTGCAGCGCATTCAATGCGTCTTGCGACGTTTCTGCTGAAGGGACTTCGCCTTCCGCCAGAACACCAAGCAGACGAAGCGCGCTGTTAATTTGATCGCCGGCAGTGGTTATGGTCATTTCGTTTTCCTTTGCTTGGCGGATGCGGACATTTTTGCCCTTGACTCAGCAGATGGACGTATACCGATGTGCGACGCGCTAATTTTTGCGCGGACTTCGGACGAACGCGGCTTACCCCGCAAAGCTGCTGCGCGTTTTGCAATCGTTTCAGGTGATTGTTTGCGTCCGAGATGTGCTTGGCGCATTTTTTCGCGCGCTTCTGGAGAGCGTTTTAGGCCAAGGCACGAATTAGCTATACTGCGTTTGTTATATGCGGGATGAAAAAAATCCATCCAGAATTGCTCGCGGGAAATCAAATCTTCTTTGTTGCCGACCACCTCAACAACTTCCCAATCAAACGCATCTGCGCCGTACTTACGGTAAGCGTTTTGCAAATGGCGGCAAGCGTGTACGCTTTTACGAAGATCGTGCTTATGGCGGCGCCATCTGCGAACGACGTTAACAGCGGACCCTACGTACATATCGCAAGTCTCCGTGTTCACAATCGCGTAGATGCCAGCCGTTTCCATTGGTTAGTCTTCCTGCGTTGCGCGGCGGCGTTTACTGCCTGCCGACATTTCGTTAACGGGCGCCTCTACAGGGGCGGTGGGGTAATAGCGTTCCCAACCAAACTCTTCGTCGCAGCGCGCTTCTTCTTCAGAAATAGCGACTTTTGAGCCGTGCCGCGTGTGGGCGAGATAGATAACAGCCATAGAAACTCCGTAAAATGGACGGCCCGAAAGCCGCCCAGATTAGTTAAAGGCAGTGAATAACCGCAAAGTTAATCACTACTGCTTCGCTCAAGTTACCGCCAGAGATATTACGGACGGTGATAGTAACTGTTCCGACGCCTTTGCCGGAAACCCAGCAGTTGTAAGCGCCGGCAGTGGCACCTGAAGCGACGCTCAAAACAACCACATCTTTTGTGCTGACCGTGCTGTTGTTCAACGTGAACGTCACGTTGGTTGCTGCGTTAAGCGTTGCAGCGTTCATTGTGATTTGACCTGCCGACTTGTTCAGCGTGACAGGTTCAGCTTTGTTAACGCCCTGCGTGACCGTACCTTGCGCTGCGGCGGTGTAGCCTAATTCGCCATCAACATAGACGAAATCAGCGCCGTCGATGTTTTGGTCGAGGAAGGCAACGCCAATAGATTTTGTGTTAGCCATTAGTTTTCTCCTGAAAAGGATGCCCCAGCCTAAGCTGGGGCAAACCTATTAGCCAGCGATGCGGTACAGGTTGTACGTTGTCGCGCCGGTTTTAACAGCACGGAACAATACGCTGCGCGATGCAATGCCAAGACCAACGCCAACCAACGTCCAGCCTGTGCCAGCGGTGATTGTAGGTACGCCGGTGCTGGTTGCGATCAAGGAAAACTCGAACGACGAGTTAACTTTTGCGCTGCTGATGTCAGCGTTAACAACGCTAACAGCAGGGAGTGCGAGGTCAGCAGTGCTGCTCGAAGTGTAAACAACTGCGCCACCAGCCAAATCGGCAGTGGTCAGTGTAGCACCTGCGGTGTACGCAGTAGGAATTGCCGAAGTTGACAGAGTAACTTCGCCGAGATTGCCGTCACCGACTTGATAACCGCCGGCACCATTTGGAATAGCCATAATATAAATCCTTTAAAAAGTTTGGCCTCCGGCGAACCGGAGGCCGTGATTAAATTAGCCCCACATCCGAACGGCCATTTGCGGACGGATCGTGCTGTAGCCATACAGAACGTCAATACGGCAAGGCATACGGTCGTTGTTGATGTCGTACTGACGAACAACGCGAAGCGAGATGCCGTTGTGTACCTGACGCGAAGCCATGTCTACGCCCTGTGGGAGCAGAAGGTCGGCGGTTGCGAAGGTGATGGCGTCCTTGTGGTATACGAGGTTCTGCGCGTATTGCGTAGAAGCCGCGCCAACGAACGTAGCAGCCTTGCTGTTGCCGGGCAGTGTGTTGACAGTCGCCAAAGCGTGACCAGCCGAGTAGATTGGAGCAACCGTAACAGTTGCCGCGCCACCCGATGCAGTTACGTTTGCAAGTGCAACGAACTGGAACAACGAACCTGTGCTTTCACGGGTCTGTGGGTTAACTGCAAAGCAGTCAGCTACAGTAAATACGTCGCCAGCAAGAACAGTGTTGGTGCTGCCAAGACCTGTCAACGAGATCGAAGTTGCGCCTTCAGCCGTTACAGCAGCAGCCGTTGTACCGTTGGTACGCGAACCAGTGGTGAACTGCTTGATGGACTGCGACATATTGATTTCGTCGAAACCAAGTACGCCAGTACCCATCATGCCGTTCTTGAACTGCTTGCTGATGGTGTCGGTTGGGTTGAACAAGCCCTTCATGCCTTCGACCAAACCAGCGTTTGCGGCTGGGTTGACGGTGGCATAACGTGGCGACATTACAGCAGCGTTTTCGTTCAGCTTCTGCTGTGCAGCAAGAAGGACTGCCGAAGTCGATGGTGTAGTGCCGGGCGTGCCAACAGTGTTACCGATGGTGAGGAACGAGTTTGCAACGTCAGCGTCGATGCTGGAAGCAAGCTGCGAGATACGTGGCTTGAGGACGCGCTCTGCGAAATCATCCAACTGCATGGTCAATTCAGCAGTCGTGAAGTTAACGCCGATGTGCTTCTGGTTGGCAACGGTCAGCGTTGTGAACTGCTCGTTGTCGTCCTGTACCTGAAGGGCTGCACCGTCGGTAACAAGCGCACGGTCTGGAAGACGGATACGCAGAGTTGAGCCAATCTTGGCGCCTTCAACAGCAAAGCTGTCGTCGTACTGGCGGTTTACGTTACGTGTAAGTACGAGGTTGTTCTCAAGGATTTCGAGCGCCTTCCGCGTAATCATATCAATGGTTAAAATGCTATTGGACATGGGGTATTCCCTATTTAACGGTTACGTTGTGCCTCGTACTTCTTGATCTGCCGCAGTCGTTCAGCTTCAATCCATTCCGACGTACTCATCGACTTAGTCGAACGAGGGTCGGTCGTATCGTACTGGCTGGTGCCAGTAGAACGTGCAGTGACAGGAGCAATCGGTGCCGGGGCGGTTGAAGTTTTCTTAACCGGCGGATTAGAAGCCAATCCGGCCTCAATTTTTCCGATTTCCTTTGCTTGCAAGATTGGGTTCAAGCGAGAAATGCGATCAGCTTCTTTGGGGTTGGTGCCTAACCAATAAAGCAGGTCAGGGCCAACGTCCGAAGACTGTATGCTTTGTGCCATGTATTCCGTGACAGGCAGGTTAGGATTGTAGGCGACTTGGTCGAAGTCGTCATATCTATCCCGCGCCGTTTCTTCACGGTCATGGTACTGCTCAAGCAATGCCTGCTGTTCTTTGGCGGTTGCCCGCCGTTCCAGCAACACTTCCGCTTTATGCTCTGCCAAGGCATCGGCATAATCTTCGTAAGTGTCAAACTGCTCAGGGACCAGATCGGTTGGCGATTGCGCCGGTTGCCGAGCCTGTGCTTCTGACAGCTTCTGTGCTTGCTCTCGCTCCCACTTGCGTTGTTCTCTCGCAAGTCGCTTGCCTACAATAGCGTCTAATTCTTCTTGCGAGAAGGTCTTAGATGCTTCCTGTTCAGCAGGCGTTTCCGGCGTCGTGTTTTCTACAGGCTCGATCGCTGCCGTGGCTTCGAGTTCTGGCGCGGAGGCATCCGCTTCAATAGGAACATTATCGTCCATGTTTAACCCTTAAAGAGTTCCTGATGAGCCGCATCAGTACGGTTGTAGGCTAGACTACATCATTTGATGCAGTCTGGCAATCTTAGTTAATTTGCGCGCTTTTCCATCCATTCAGCAAAGTCAGCGTCTTTCAAATGCTCTTGCCATTGGCGTTCGCTGACTTGTCCAGATTTATAGCACGCTAAAAGAAGTTCAAATTTGTCCATTATGTTTTCCTGTTATCCTGTCCGTCGCGCAACTTCCCGCCATAGGCCGGGGTCGCGCCGAAGCGTAAGAATAGCGCCGCTAGTCATTACAAAATTAACAGCGCCCTGAAGGGAAATATTTGCGTTGTTTTGAACGGTTGTGTTGGCATCGTTTGCCAACACGAAAATTGTTTGGCCCGTGTAGCCGTTAGAAAAATCGGTGATTGTCGTGGCAGTGCTGTTTGCCGTGTTAAAAAAGTTGCTTGGAGAATTAATTACGCTTGGTGTTGCCGTGTTGGCCGTAAAGGTTGTTACACCATCAATCGGCATATTGTTGCTAATGACGTTTGTGCCGGTGCCGCTTGCCAATATAGTTGTTGTTCCGTTTACGCGGCGGTTATCCGTAATAGTATAATTAGACGCGCCAGCCTGCGCTTCAATCAAAGTGTCCATGTTCTGACCAACATTGTTTGATACAAGATGTCTTTCGCCAGCCACCATAACTATTGCTATAGTCGTACCCGTTGCTCCACCTTCAAGCACAAAGCAGTTATCTGTTGTTACAGTGTCATCGCTGCCAGCAGAATACTGTATGCCTACCCAAGTAACTGTGCTTTCTGCGCGTTTGTAGAACAAGCACCCGCTTATGCAAGTTTGTGGTTTGTTATTAGTAATGACACCCGCAATAAACGAAGAAATGTGGACATCGCGTACAGTAAGACCCGGAGCTGAAGTTGAACCCGAAAATACGCCGCCATAGTTTACGTATATGACTTTTGAGTTTGACCAGAGCGTTCCTTCGGTAGTCGCGCCGGTTGCAACTGCTTCATTAGCAAAATAGATAAATGCGTTAGAGATAATAAAGTCGTTAGACCGACCATATAGCGCAATGGCCTGATCCATATCGACGGAGTTGTTTTTCCCGCGGATAAGGACGTTATCAATCTTGCCATTCCACGCATTTTCCAAAATAATCCCGTTTGACCAATACTGCGTGGAACCGTCTGCTTGAATGATTTCTATGTTTTCTATTACAGTGCTGGGGAATGTCGAAGATGATACAAGCGGCCATGCAGCCGAAATTGCCGTGCCTGCGTCGGCTCTTGCTGCTTGAAGCGACATATTATTGACTGTAAGTTTTTGAAGAATATTGTTAAACGATAAATCAAAACCGCCAGTTTGAGTCCAGCGTAGCACGGTGACGCCAATGCCGTCGCCCATCAAACTAAGACTTTTGTTTCCGCCCGTAATAGCGGCGGTCATCAGGTAAGTGCCTGCAGGAAAATATACTGCGTTTGAAGCGGTAATCGCCGCTTGAACTGCCGCTGTATCATTTGCCACGCCGTCGCCAACTGCGCCGAAATCTTTTACTGAAACAGTCTGTTCTAGTTTATCCGCTACTGTGTAGCCGCTAGTAAGCGCCCCAGTAAACGGCGGATCATATTCAACATTAGTGGCGTTAATTGATATTGCATTTATACCTGACACATTGTCGTATGTACCGAGCAAACCGGCTGCCGATGTTTCGATGACAAACTTATATATCAGACCGTTAGTCAGCCAAATCTCCCCGCCCGGTACGCGTCCTGCGCTATCCAAAACGATAGGGTTTGCGTGTGCCGTAGCGCCTGACGAACTAGTGTACGTTGTCCGCGGCGTAGTTGTGCCTGCTGCGTAGGTATATATCTTACCGCCCGACAGGATAACGCCGTTATTATCAAAAAACTGAGCGGCGGCGCCACCTAAAGGGGAAAGAAATACTGACATAAACTGTCCTTACACATTAAAAGTAATATGTTAATTACGATATTATTCGTAAAAAACAGAAACTTTAGGTGATGTACCGCCGAGAACGATGTACAGCCCCCTGCTAAATACTACACCATCTGCATCGCCAGTAAACACATAGTTACCCGGAGTAGCCCCTGTAAAAGTTGCTATAATAAGTGGATCGCCGGTGGACGCTGTTGCGGAGTCGTAAACAGCAATAGTAGGTGTAGTGCCTGATGACACAAAAATACCCTTCAGCTTGCCAAGACCAATCTTGATTTGCGCGGTGGCACTCAAAGCGATAAAATTAGCAGACATACATATTATCCTAAGCCAAAAATTTCAGTTTGTATAAGGTTGAATAATACAACCCAAAAATTTCGTCGATAATGTTTTGGATTGGAGTGCAATCCTTATCGACGACTTTATACCGCATTTCCATCAGTTCGTCTACCTGACCTTCAAGAAACTCGACAATGTTGTTGGTTTTCTTAGCCGACATGAGCGAAATAGGGCCAATTAGGCCATATTTGCCCTGATAGGCTTCGGCGAATTTGTCCGCCAGTTCGATTACTTCTTCGTAAAACTCGTTCAAAGCGGAGTGTTTAGCGAAGCTGCGTGTGTTCAGATGCGTCGAGTGAGCCACATCACGCGCCAAAAACAGTGTGCCTACAAAATCAGCGCAATTCATTACATCATTCCTTCAGGCGATTGGCCGGGTTCTTCTGGCGGTGCCATTGCTTCTTCCATACCCATTTCTGGCATTTGCTGCATCTCAGGCGCCTCTTCCATGCCCATTTCAGGCATTGGCTGCTGGGGCTGCATCATCTCTTCGTCCATCTGAGGCTGCTCACGCATTTCAGGTGCGCCGCCAATCAGATCGCCTGTGTCCATCGCCGCAGCAATAGTACCCATGACGATGTCTTGAATTTGCTCAGGTGACATACTGTTCTGAACCGCAGAAATGCGCTTCGTTTCGGCGTCGTAGGCATCTACCTGCGCCTTGTATTCCTTGATGTCCACTTCGCGCTGTGCAACGCTGTCCTGAACATTCTGGATGATGTCTGTCATCCGGTTCAGTTCTTGCGTCATGGCTTCCATCTGCTGCTGTGCGGCCATCATCTCAGGCGACTGATCGCCTTCCGACAATACCTTCGGATCAAGGATTTTCTTGAACCGCTCTGCCATTTCCTGCGCGCCGGGCCAATCCATATTCTTGATGAACAAATCGCCTGCAACCGACCAAAGTGCTGGGTTGGACTGCAAAATCTGGCTCATGGCGTCGAGGGCTTCTTGGCGCTTCGTCATGTAGCCGGGGCCAGTTGTGACCATGACGTCGTAAGTACCAACGCCGGGGTTGTAGACCTTTTCGATCAGCGCACCCATTTCGTCACGAATTTCCTTGACAGGCTCTTTCTGCGTCGGGTTGAACTTGACCATGTCAACGTCACCGTCAACGCCGATAATGCGTGCGATGCGCTGCGTGTCGTAAATCTTCGGTATCAGGTCTACGATCTGGCGTGTGATGTGCCGGATGGCACGCGCAAGGTTGTCTACGTAGTGGTACGTACCAACATCGCCCTGCTTTTCACGCGCTACGATGGCCTTAGCCGACCGTTCGTTGCCCTGTTGACCCAGCGAGGCGTCATACTGGCCTGTGGTGGCCTTAATATCCTCACCAGCGCCCATTTTAGCCTGTATCAGACCTGTTTGGGGTAGCGGGGGTGCTGCACGCTGTGGAAGCGGCAAAACGGCTCCAGCGCCGTCTGTGACGTCTGGATTGACTTCCAGATACGGCCAGTTGGTCGTATTGGCAGTTTTCCACTGCATTTCGTAGCCTTCGAACTGGCCGCCGTAACCGATAAACGGTGCTTTCGGTGCCAGCGCCAGCATTTCTGCCTCTTGGCTGGTCCAGTAGTTGTACATACGCTGGGCGTCCTTGGCGTTACGCACAAGGCCAGAGATGTACAGCTTACCTTCGACTTCCCATTCGTTACCGACAACGCGCACGACAGGTATCCACTTGCCGGGCCATTCACGCTCGTCGAGGATGTCAAACCCGTTGGTTTTCATCCACATGACTTTTTGGCGGTCTACTTCGCGTGAGCGAATAGGCTTACCAAACATCATCTGCAAATTGGCGTCTTGCGGTGTGCCTTTGAAAGCTGTCTGATTGTCTGGATACAGGTTCAGTGTGGCTTTTTCATACGACTTGTAGAAGTATTCCGCGATGCGGATGGTGTCTTCAGCCAGCCACTGCGCCATGCTCTCGTTGCCAACGCCCTGCGACATGATAGTCGAGACAGGTGATGCGTCTGGGAACATACGCTCATAGTCGGAAATCAGGATGTCTTCGGTGACAAAGCACCATTCAGCGTCTGCGCCGCATGGGTCTTGGATCGTTGGGTCCATATAGACGCTGAACGCGTTGCGGACGCGCGCGATGCGGATGTCTTGGTCGAAACTCTCTTCGTTGCAGTATTCCGTCAGCAGGCGGATATAACCTTCGCCGTAGGTGACTTGGTTGTCGCAGGCGGTGTCATAGGCAACGTCGGCGTCTGACATATACTCGATGTGGCGCACCACACCGTTGAAAATCTCTGCTACCTGCACGTCAGCGTTGTCGTCGGCTGGTATTACCTTACCGCTAGGGCGGTTTTGACGCTGTTCGTTGGTAACTTGACGGACGTGCTGCGGCAATTTGTTAATTGTCAAGCATGGACGTGCGTTAATTGTCTGCCCTTGGACGCTTCCGCGGGTCGCCAACACGTCAGCAGGCCACTGCCACTGGTTGTCAGGCGAGCCTGCCATAAACCGCAGGTCGTCCAGTTCGTCTTCACGGCTGTCAGAGTACGCAGCCTGCGCCATTTGCAGGCGCGACCGCATGGTTGCCATCTTGTCATGGTCGTCGCCGGTCGTTTTCGGCGCGTTAGAGCCTACGTTGGCGACTTTTCCTGCCGTGTTAATGCCTGTAGGGTCGGCCATGTGCTATTTCTTGCCCTTCTTGGCGGCTTCCCGCTTGACGCTGTAGGCTATCGCCACAGCCTGCTTCACAGGCTTGCCAGCGTTTACTTCGGCCTTGATGTTCTTGCGGAACGCGGCTTTGCCTGTCGATTTGACGAGCGGCATGATTATTTCTTCTTTGTAGCTGGCGAAGGCTTCATCATCGTCGTTGTACGAATGACTTGTGGCGCTTTTGGCATCGGCTTGAGTTTTGGAGCGGCTTTTGGCGCCATCATTTTAGATGCTGCTGCTGGGCGTCCGCCGCTGGGGTTTGTCGTGCCTTCCTTTGGCATCGGCGATTTAGCGCGTTCGCGCAGCATTTCAGCCATGCGCTCATTCTTTATCGTACCAGACTTGTACAATGCTTTGGTGTATTTGTTGGCTGGCATTTACTTACCCTTCTTAGCTGGTTTTTTAGCTGTTTTGGCGCTCTCTTTGAACGCTTTGGCTGTTGGTGCGCCCTTAGCGCCGGGTTTACGCATTTTTTCGCCTGATCCAGCCGCTATGCGGGCCTTTTTAGCATGAATATTACTGTACAGACCGGGCTTCATGAGCAATTCCACCTTTTCAAACTAGCCTTAGCGCGGGTGCCGTCCTTGGCTTTGGCTGCTACAGCGCCCATGCGGGCGCAAAATGACGCTTTGCGGCCTGCATCGGCCTTTGTCTTCGGGTTGGGTGCTGGCGCCTTCAGCTTCGAGCCTGTCGCAGCGTTGTACTTCGCGCGGCCCTTGGCAGTCAGTCCCGCGCCTTTGGCAGCAGACAGCTTCTCCCCACGGCCAACTGACAGCGATACAGACTTTTTCTTGTCCGCCATGCCTAAGAACCCATCCAAGAAGTAGATATTCCCTGTGGAGAATAACTGCTCATGCGTCGCTTGTCAACGCGTGCTTCGCGGTGTGCGATAGGAAATGCAAACGTCACCGCAATGGCGTCTGCTGCGTCTGGTGAGGCCAGCCCGCGCGACTTCATGTCCTTCTTGCTTTCGAGGAAGATCGTCCCCTTGCTGTCAGGCTTTATCTTCGGGCTTATCAGGTCCGTTTTCAGAAACCGATCCGCTGGTATGTGCGCCGTCTTTAGCCAGTCACGCATGGCGCCCCACATCTCAGCACGTTTGTTGCCGTACATCATCTGCTTCATGGCCTTATTGCCGAAGTTCACGCCGCGTATCTTGTACCTTTGCTCTTTCAGCCGGTCTACGATGCCCGCGCCTAGCCCACCTTCGTCGATGACGACCAGCGCCGGCTTGTATTCCTCTATCGCTTCTATGACGTGCCCTACCACTTCCATCGTGTCAGCGCCTTTCAGCCGCTTGATGGCGATGATGTCGCGGCCCTGCCGTACAGCGATGACGGTGGCGTCAGCGCCGAAGCGTGCAGGGTCAACACCGATGGCGATGGGTGCCGTTTCGTCCTTATACTTGGGTCGTGCCATTGCATCGTCTACCAGATTGACGCCGATGAACTGATCGTCACCTTCAGACGGGAACTTACCGAACACTTCGACGTGCGCTTGGTAGCTGTCTGGCCCATATTCGTCGATAATGCGCTGGTACAGGTTTTTGTCTGTACCCTCGACTTCACGCGCGTCGATGTTGCGCGTCTGCCAGAACGCCCGCTTGCTGTGGAATGTTTCGTAGAAATAGCCAGTGTTACGCCGCGGGTTGGAAAAGGCGACGTGAAAGCGGTGCGGTGTGTTCTCTGTGAAGAAACCATCACTCACTGACCAGATGCTGTCTGGTATACCGCTGGCTTCGTCGAAGATCAGCAGCACACCGTCGAAATTGTGAACCCCTGCGTACGCGTCAGGGTTCTCTTCTGACCATAGCCGCCCTTCGACGGACCAGTAGCGCGTGCCTTTTTTCAGGTCGCGCTCGACCAGTTCCGTCAGCCACTTGGCTGGCATGATGCGTGTGGCGGCTATCTCGAACCAGTGACTGTTTAGCGACATCGCCAGCCACTTGGTAATTTCTGCCCATGTGACGGAGCGTAACTGCGCCTCAGAGTTTGCCGACACGATGGTAGTGCTGCCAATGCGCGTAGACAGCATCCATATCGTCAGCCATGACACTAAAGCCGACTTGCCGATACCGCGCCCTGACGCAATCGCCAGCCGCATGGTGTCATAGTCTATCTTGCCGTTGTTCTGCTTGATGTGGTCGCGTAGCGTCCCTAGCACTTCGCGTTGCCATTTACGCGGTCCTTGGAAATGCTCCAGCGGCGTACCTTTTTCGCCCCACGGGAATGTCAGCAATACAAAAGCTAGTGGGTCATCCTTGATCGTCGGCGACCACAGCCTCGACATCAATTCCATTTCTTCCGATGCGCTGTAAATCGGCTGCTGCATTTGGTGTGTTATCCTCTAGCTGGGGTATCTCAAGATACGTCCCTTCGATGACGCGCTGCTGTGCCTTTTCGAGCGCGCCTGTAATGCTGATCTGCTGGTCAATGTTCACGTCGATCTGCTGTTTCGCTACCCAACCATGGTTGTGCTTCAATATGTCGAGCGCAGCTTTAGCGTCGCCATCGCGCGCCGCTTCGTACATAGTTTTAGCCGCGGTGAACTCGCCATCAGTGCGACCTTTGATCTCAGCCATCTCCACCAGCGGGTCAGCGTCGGCCAGCACGCGGAACTGCCGCGGGGTCAATCCAGCCGCCATCGCAAGGCTGTCACCCTTCAAGCCGTAGCGGGCGGCTTCATAGATTGCCTCTAGCCGCGCCTCGGTGGCTTGCGTCCGTTCTGGTGTGAATGGCAGTGAGTAGAAAGTCATCGGGCCGCATACTAATCGAGTTGTGGTTGGTATGCAACAGGCTTTGGTGCAGTGAGATTTTGAAAATAAAAAAAGGCCGCCCCTTGATGCCATAGGCAACAGCGGGGACGGCCATGTTGCAAAACGGGTTACTCTTAACTTGCAACATTTACAAATAAAAAAAAATTGTTTGCGATCGGTGCCCGTGACAGTCACGCGGCCCTCGGCCCTAGGGGGGTGGCCTCCTGCCAGCCAGCGTTCTGGTTCTGTTCTAGCTACAGATTTTGGATTGGCCTTTCACTGTCTGCTTACAGCGATGTTAGTAAAAAACACATCGGCTAGCTGGCTATGCTGCGGTGCAACATATTGCATGGCCATGCTGTTTACAATTGTTAACACAATTGGCGATCTAGGCTATGCGATCGCAAGTCGCCGATGAACCGAGTCATTGCTTTACGTTAACGTCAAGTCTAGGCGATCTAGGCGATCTAGGCTATGCGTTTTCAAGTCGCGCGAAAATAACGCGGCGTTACCGTACGCGGCTTATTGCGTTATGCCCTACATACCATATAATTTTATTGTTTTTGGTTAGTGACTACACAACCAATAGCCTAGATCGCCTAGATCGATCGCAGACGCGCAGAATTGCGTCGCTTTACCCTAGGCTATTTCACCCCTTTCCATAGCCTAGATCGCGACTATTTTCTCCGCCGATGCATTTTAGCTATTGTAAGTACCCTCAAACTATGCGACGGACGGTTTGCAACACAATATGAGGCAAAACTAATGCAAAACTATTTCGATACGTTAAACGCCGCGCTGGATAGTGAAAGCTTGATCGATATATGGCCTATCACGGCTAGCGTGCCTTATGGCGCTACGGTCGCGCTTGCGATCGCCGGTCGCTGGATATCGATCTATCGCGACGGCGTTACCGGCTTGTACGAGCGCCCGGTCCATTATGCGACGCTAATGGATGATACGGGCATTATTCATATTTAATCAATCAATAGAGTGAGAAACTATTATGATACATTTAATCAATCACCCGTTCGCATATAATCACAAAGCCGTCGACGCCGCGCTTGCTTATGATATTTCGGCGCTATCGTTAGATATCCAACTGCAGATTTTAGGTAACGATCACAATCGCTCGCTATTCGCGCGCTTGCCCGAAAAGCTTTTAGGGATCGATACAAACGCGAAAACGATCAAGGGCGAGCAATACGGGATCAAGACGGCTATCCTTTATCTAATGCCAGCCGAGCAAGGCGGTACTCAATTGTGTCCAATGGCGAAAACGGCGGGTTGTGAAAAGGCGTGCCTATTCACCGCCGGTCGCGGCGCCATGAATAGCGTTATGTTGTCGCGTTTACGCAAGACGCTATACTTCAATCAATACCGCGATCAATTCATGTTGCAATTGCAGAACGAATTGATCCGCGAGCGCGCTAAAGCCAAGCGTAAAGGCTATAAGCTTATTGTGCGCTTGAACGGTACAAGCGATATCCGGTGGGAAAACGAACCTATAGGCCATGCATATGCTAACATTATGCAAGCGTTGCCGGATATCCAATTCTATGACTATACCAAGATCGCTAACCGTAAAAACGTGCCGGCTAATTACGATCTAACTTTTAGCTATAGCGGTGTCGAAGCTTATCAACCGTTTGTCGCTAAAGCCGTCGCTAATGGCGAGCGGATCGCCGCCGTTTTCCGCGATCGCGCGATCGTTAACGCTATGCTTGCCAATGGCGATACGTTTTTAGGCCTGCCCGTCGTTGACGGCGATAACACTGATATCCGCCATTTAGATCCGAAAGGCGCCGTCGTTGCGCTTTACGCTAAAGGCAAGGCGCGCCGCGATCAATCCGGCTTTGTTGTAGGATAAGGGGAAAGCATAATGGAAAAGAATTGGAAAGCTTGGGCGATCTTGAACGACGGGCAACAGATCGCTTGGCCTAATCTAAGGCAGGGGCAGGCCAAATGGCGCTTTGATTTTCTCAAGCGCGGTATGCTTTACCGCGGCGTCGCGATCAAGAAATGCGGCTATCTGCAAGACGGCTAGCGCCATATTAGCCGCGCGATCGTTACCGCGCGCGGCGTTTATGGCGCTAATGCCAGCAACAGTACAGTAAAGGACAATATATTATGAACCGTTCAATTGATACGATCGCCCGCGATATTAGCCGCGACTGGACCAAACCCTATTTTGGTGCCGTGCCTTATCTTGACGCGATGCATAGCCTGCAATCGATCCGCGATAAGTACTATTATGACGATGCAGAAAGCGTCGTGCGCTATTTCTTGGCTAATACCACAACATGGAAAGGCGACACGGCGCGATCGATCAAAGCCGAATTAAAAGCCATGCTGAAGGGCGCCTAAGCCATGCTAGCGCAATTAGCCCATATAGCCGTCATAACGTTCTTTTGGGGCGTCGGCGCCCTATCAATATATGCAATAACTATCACGTTGAAAGGACAGTAAGCAATGACATACGATCGAAACTATTTACGTATGCTATCGGATAGCGGATTGATCGACGCCGGGCGCGCCAGTGACAACGAGCTTGCCTTAGTACTAGCCGAGCGCCTGATCGCCCTGCTGGACGTTCAAGAGCAATTGGAAAACGTAACCAATGAACGAGACGAATTAGACGCCCGGTGCGATATCTGGAAACAACAGGCGATCGAAGCAATGGACGAATTAGACGCCCTACGCGGCGTCAAATGACGGCTTTATTAGCCGGCGCCGCCCTATTTCTATTAACCTTATTATTGGATGATTAATCATGGACCATTATCAAATCGTAATCATATTATTCTTAATATCGCAGGGCGTCACGCTGTTCTTGCTATGGGAAGCCGTTAAGCATGGCGACAAATGGCGGGACGCATGGATGCGCGACACGTCCGAATTGCTTTATTGGAAACGCAACGCCGTGCTGCGCGATCCAAACACTGGCAAATATGTCAAAAAGGACAAGCGCACATGATAGACCATGCAGTCAAAAAGCAGATAAAGCACCTATGCGGCTATATCAGCGATAAATCCGCCGTGCTTCAGCACGTTAACCGCGAGCATAACCTACGCCTGACGCTGCACGACCTAGAGGAAGTCATCAAGCGCAAGAATATACGCGCACGGCGCACTGACCTAGAGGCCATGACGCCGTCACCGCTAATCGTCACGCACAAGCGCAAGGGATATGATGACTTGGCCTTAGCGTTGTTCAAATACCATGCCGCGCGGTCCTATGGACCTGAGCAAGTCTTTTGGCTGGATAGGCTGACCGACAAGCGCGCCAAGCCATCGACAACATTGGAGATATGAGACCATGATAAAGCCACAACAAGCCGCGCCAATGGGGCGCAAATATCGCGTATCGTCCGACAGCGCATGGCCGCTGCGCGGGCTGGACGGTAAGACCTTTGCGGAGCGCAAACGGGATGAAAAGGAACAAAGCAAATGAGCGAATTGCAAGAACAATGGGTGGTTTGGAGAGAGGACGGGCGGGGGTGGTATTTGGTAAACGACCCTGAAATAACGTTCGACAGCGAAGAAGAAGCCGACGCATATTGTGACGAACACAACCGCGCATTGGCAGGCCAAGCGGCCATCGCGGAGCGCAAACGGATTGTGGCGTGGCTGCGGTCGCAAGGCGGCCACCATGACGACATTTACGAGGAAGCCGCCGATGATATTGAAGCCGGCGAACATTTAAAGGAACAAAGCAAATGAGCCGCCCGATGTTTTACCCTATGGGAACGCTAGCCGTAGGCGAGAGCGCCACCATGCCAGCCGACAAGCGCGGCGATGCCAAGCGCACCAGCCGCAACGTGTCGCAATACGGGATACGCAACGGCAAGTCGTTCAAGTGCCGCACGATCAACGGCGTTACATTCATCACTAGATTAGGATAAGAAAATGACAAATGAACAAATTACAAAAGCAGCCCGCACTATCTGTTCCATCCAAGCGGAACGGCAGACCAATGATGATAGCCAGCGTTATTTAACAGGCGATTTAGATCGCACTGTATGGATGCGCCTTGCTGAAGCTGGCCTACGCAAAGGCATGGAGATCGAACGCACCAAAATTGCGGATTGGTTTTTGGCTTACAACCAGCGCCAGTTGGCAGACAGCGTTAAACGCGCCGACTACATCAAGGAACAAAGCAAATGACAGCCACTTACAGACTAGCTGGTAAACGGCAAGGCTGGGACTTCAATGGTTGCGCCCGCGAAGATATGCCTGATGGATATACAGAGTTTCGCAAACCAAACGGAACAGTTCACGCAGTAGTGTTGACTGCACTTCTAACACCGGAGAAAGACGATGAATGACAAAATACCAGTCTACGTTCACGCCGCACGGCCAGTGTGGCGGGATGACCCTTGGCCGGATGGTGGGTTCATAGACGCAGCCGACATACGCTACCGCATCGACCCCAAGACAGGAAAGCCGCTACATATTTATGGCGACCTAGCCGTTTTGCTGAACGATGACGGAACCACCATAAGCGAACACTGGGGCGAAGATGGCAGACTTCACATGACCAGCTATCGAACAGTCCCCTACCCTAAAGATTGGAAAGCAAATGATTGATGACGACGACACACTGCCCGACAGATACACCGAACGGGCAGCCGAAACCTTGGCCTACCGCCTGATGGAGTATCTTGAGTTTCTTGGCGTAATAACCGCTGACCATGTAAGCTATCTGCGCTATCCGCCCATTGACTTGATCGAAGATGCCGAAGCCGCATTAAAGGACGAATAATGCCCATAGTAAAACGGCCTAGACGCGTGTGGACGCCTGAAATGGATGCAGAGTTGCTGGCTTATTATGAGCATGGCCTAAGACCATCCTACATGGCGGAGCAAATGGGGCTGACGATTGCGTCCGTCGAAGGCCGCTACAGGAACCTAAAGAGAAAGGCTGCGCTAGCAGACAATAAAAAGCCCCCTGCGGAGTGAGGACGCAGGGGGCTTAAAAAGGCCAGCGGAGTTTCACCGACCTTATCCGTATATCATCGCACGTTATCCCGTGTCAATTCTTGCCTAAGTTTGGCATGATGCCCGACTTAGGTAATTCTTCCGCCATGCGGCGCAACTCTGACTTGCTGTGCTTCTTAACAAGATCAGGCGCGACAAAGATGTGTTTCTTGGTCGGCAGTTCAGTTGAACCGATCCGCCCCATATCGACCCAGCCAGCCTCTTTTAGTGCGTGTAGGAGCGCCGCCTGCGGTATCTTCACACCGGCAGGGACATTGACCGCCAGCGCGTCACAGATGCGGTGGAAAGGCCCACCAATGACGCCGTCAGAGAACACGCCCGACCGCGTCCGCATCATGTCCACAAGATAGCTTTCCGCTACGCTCATGCCATGTTCAACCATGTTCAGCTTCCATTCGGTGACAGGAGGCGCAGCGGCAGGGTTGAACGCCGACACATCGCGCTGATGCAGCCAAGCGGCGCACTTCTCATAGCCGCCGTTCTCATACCAGCCCCACAGCGCCTTAGCCGCCGCCGTTGTCATACGCGGCGCGCGCGTCCACACGCAGAACCAGCGACGGTCCTGTGTCGGCAGCGTGATAGGCAGCGGATCGTTCGTGTAAGCAATCACCATCAGGCGGTTGACCAACTCATAGGGGTGCATCCCCTTGCGGTTTACCGACAGCGTTTCAGGTGGTGCAGCGATGAGCGGCTTCAGTTTGTTAGCCATAGCGCGGCGCTCTCTTGCCTCTGGCTCCTTCAACTCGTTTAGGATGACAACTTCAGCCTCCAGCGAATAACCCCACTGGCTGTCTAAGCCGCCAGCCTCAATGACTGACCGATTGCGCCAGTGTTGACCACCAAGCGCCCACAGGAACGGCTGAAACATACTGTCCTTACCAGCGCCTTCATCGCCGCCAATCAGGATGGCATGGTTAATCTTGACGTTGGGACGCTGTATCTTGAACGCCATAGCGTTAAGGATGTGGTCTAACTCGGCGTCATCCGCCACCAGATTGCGGCAATGCTCTAGCCAAGGCTCGACGTCATGGTCTGCAATCTTGTCACTGCCCGACACATCAGGGCGGGCGTTTGTCCAGCGGTTGCCGTAAACCAACCCGTCGCGCGTCACCAGAACGTCATCGCCAGCGGCGAACGTCACCGCCGACAGCGCAGGCGCGCCGCGGTCTTGACGGCGCTCATCAAAATAGATGGACGACTGCACGCGCTGCGTTTTCTTGTGGATGGAGCGGCAGTCAACGTGACGGAACAACGCATTAAAGACGTTGCGGGCTATCTCTTGACGCGTCACCATGTCAAAATAGCAGTCATCGGACTGTATGTATGCGAAACGCTCGAACCACTCGCTTTGTTCCAGCCGTCCTGCTTCTTTTTTCTCGACCTCACGCACACGCGCTGCGGCTTCATCAGGAAAGGCTTCGGTCGGTGCGATTTTCTCATACATCGACGCCAGACGTTCAGCGATTAGTTCGTCACGCAAGCCCGGCGTTACCTTCGGGCCGTCGTTGTTGGCTACCCAATCAAGAAAGGTGCGGCTGTCTAAGTCTTGGCAATGCCCATGATAGCAGCAGAACGAACGATCCAGCGGTTTGTAGCGCGCCTCTATCATGCCGTCGCTGTGTTCGCGATGGTTAGGGCAGACGATGCCGCACCAGCCGTCATTGTTGGGCGTGCTTAGGACTAGGTTCTTTTCGGCAAGCCATGTCAGGACGTTGTCCAGCCCAGTGTCGCGCAACTGCACCGCTTTATATTCGGCTGTGTCGCCTTCCTCTGGCGTCACGTCAAGCGCCTTGCATATCTCATCCAGCGTATACTCACGCTCAGGGTTGAACGATACCAGCCGCGCAGGAAAGTTATTGCGCCCTTGCTTCAGGTTGACGCTGCCGGGGATACGGCAGTTGCGGACAGCGTTAGTCGCGCCGGGGTCAGTGTAGCCTGCGTCGGCAATCGCCTTGATGGCAGCGCAGAAGTCGCCCTTCTTTGGCTGTTCGCTGAACGCGTAGCCCCACTGAAACGAACCTTCGCTTGTTTCCAGCACCCATGTCGGCTCTAGCGGCGGTTCTTTCGACTTGGTGCCGACATCATCCAGCATCATAAACAACACATACTCGACGTTGCTGGACTTGGCGGACGGCTTGCCGTCTACAAAGCGGTCAACGATGAACGAGCCTGTGTTGACATACCATGCCTCGCCTTCTTTCATGCGGGTCTTTTCTGGCAAAAACGCAGGGAAGGTCGCCTTCGGCGCGCCGTCTGCGTGGAATATCATGTTGCCGTCGCTGTCGTGCTGCGGCTTCTGCCGCACAACTAAAGCTGTCTCGCCGACATTGTCTGTCGCCAAGCCAGTTATATACTCTATGAACTTCGTGCGATCCTCACTCATCGCTTGCTCCTCTACTTGCCATACCTACTCATAATTGCCACTTCTGCGTTCAGGGGTAAACCCGACGCCCAAGGTGGCGGCTCACACATAATCTGCTCCAGCCGCTTTGCGGCGGCCTCTGCATCTTCTTCTGGCACTTCCAAGACGATTTCATCGTGGCAGTGTAAAATCACGTCATCCAGCCGGCGCAAGGCGTAGCGCAGCAAGTCGTTAGCAACAGCCTGCGTGATGTTCTCACACGCCAGACCGCGCCACAGCCGCGCTCTAGGCCACTCTTTAGCGTCTGCGGCTGGCTTCCATGAAGCCTTGGCATAGGTTAGATTGCCTTCCTCGTCGAAGCGGGCGAAAGGATAACATAACACACGGCCGGACGGAAGAGCATACCAAAGATGCAGGCCATCAAATAAATATGTGACGCGGCCAATGGTAAACTCGCGGCCCTTGTTACGCATAGCGCGCATATAGGTTTCCTCAAGGCCAGACCAGTAAGGCACGGCCCACTTGTTAGCCCTGCGCCATGCGTCCACCATGCGCTTCGCGTCGCTCTCCGACATCATCAGGCCGTAGATGCGGCCCATGCTGGCGAACGCACCGACGCCGCCGGCGAAGCCGCACGCCAACTCTTGCACCTTGCCGATTTGGCGCTGGTCTTTATCGACTTCGTTATAGCCGACATGGAAAGTCGCCATAGCGTTGTGCTTGTAGACGTCTTCACCCTTGGCAAAGATGTCCAGCTTGTTCGCACCAAAGATGCTGTTGGACGCCCACGGCGTCACACGCGCTTCGATGGCGGCCCAGTCAGCGACGATAAGCCGCTTGCCTTTGTCGGCCATCAGCGCAGGGCGTAACATACCCTTCAGCACGTCTGTCACGCGGCGGCCATACTCAGGAACAATCTGGTGACCGCGCACCATAGCCTGCCGCACTAATGCAGGGTCGTCGGCACACTTGCGGGGGAAGTTATGGACCTGAAGCCCAAATGATGAAGCGCGGCCAGTAGCACTGCCTCCTGCAAATACAAACGCTCCTCTAACTCGAAAATCTTCCTCATCAGCAAGCGCCGCGGCACGCTGGAATTTTGCCACGGACGATGCCCACAGATCGTCCGCGCACTGGATGACTTCCGCGACTTCTGCTGGTACTTCATCAGGGTTCTCCTCTGCCAGCACGAGTAAGTTAGCGCGCACGTTCTTGTCAATGGACAGCTTCTCGACGCCGTCCTTCATCACGGTCGCCACAGCTACAGCCTGCGGCCCTACCCTAGCTAACACCCAATCCTTCATCTTCGGGCTGCGGACGGACTTAATCTCGCCGTGCGTCACCTCTGCGACGATGGACTGTATCTCAGCCAATTCGGTTTCAGCGTAGCGCACAGCCGCCAGCGCCAGCGGCCTGTCAAGCAGGACGCCGCGGTCGTTAATGCGCTCGTTGATGTGATAGTCTTCCAACTCTTCCGCCGACAGCGGGCGCTGCGCCTGCGCGATGGCGCGCATGGCCCTGACGTCCTGTTCGCAATAGTCAACCATCTCCTGCATCAGCGCGGCGTCTTCACGGAATGTGCCGTCGGACTGCGGGATGGATAGCGCGCGGATCAGTTGTCCGCCGCGATGGTCTTTCTTCATGGTCGCGCCAGCGAAGCGGCCCACATCCTCAAGGCTGCCCGGCGCACAGTTGGCGCGGGCCTGCGCTGCGGTGCAGTAGAACTGCTCCAGCTTGAAATCGACCTGAAGGACATACCAGAATATCAGGCGCTCGAACGCTGCGTTGTGCGCGTACACCAGCCCCTTGTGGTCTTTGACGGCTTGCGGGAAAGGCTCACTAGGGAGCCACGTCCGCACGTCTTCGTCATCAAATGCGTATGACATACACAGCACGTCGGTGCTGGCGTCCTGCGCGTAATTGTACACGCCGCGGCTGCGAAGGTCGCACCGGCTGCGCGTTTCAAAGTCAACCCATAATTTAGACATAGAAGTTCTCACTCTTCCGCTACTCGCCGAGGGTGGTGGTTCACCCCCGGCTTTCGCGCCCTGTTATACTACGCGACGACGACGACGCGCACCATCAGCGGCTTCAGCTTCAGCGGCGACTTCCAACTCCGCGTCATCTGCTTCTTCAGCCGATGCGGTGTCCATCGACACCCAATCGACAATATTAAAGATAGGCGTATAGATACGACCATAGGTCTTGTGCTGGTAATGCTCAGACGTCAGTGTGAGCAATGGCACAGGCTTAGTCTGGTCCTTGTCCACCTGATCGGCGATGGCGACGGCCAACGCCTGCACTGCGCGCTTGCCGCCGACTGATGTAGCCGTGAAGCGCGCCTGCATATCCTTGTCTTCACCGTTCGTGCAAACCAGCATCATGCCGACCTGCATTTCCCATCCGCGCGTTGCGCCTGA